TTAAATAACCCGCCCATACCAAACAACCTTTCCGACAACATCAAAATCACTGGGTATGTTATCCAGATCAATAACAAAAGGCTCGAACGCAGGGTTAGTGCTGCTTATGCGCAACTGAGAGCCAGGCAAGCGCTGTACCCTTTTCACCAGCAGCTGGCTATCTAGGCGGATAACATAAATGCCTTCTCTTGGGTCCCTATCATCATGGTTTACGAGAATGATATCTTTGTCGTTCAGGACGCCCATCATGGAATCGCCGATTACACTAATGACGGAAAGCTTTCGTGGGTCAGCTTTCAGATGGTTTATGACCCAATAGCGGCGAAAACTAACTGTAAACATTGGACTTTCATCATCGTTCCACGCCCCATACCCGGCAGAAGCTGATACGTTGTATCGAGGAACAAAAACAAACTCTTCCAGATCGACATGGTTCCCTTGCACATCAACGGCTGTTGAACCGTTTATTGGCGCAGGGAGTTGTAAGGCATCGTTCTTTTCGTCACCAGTAATCAACCATTCCACAGATACCTTTAAGCATTCAGAAAGCTTTAAGATATGTGTTGCACTTGGCTCTCTATCCTCGTTCTCCCATGCTTGCAAGGTTGATAACGCAACGCCCAACTGTTCGGCCACAAGCTGCCTGGACAGTTTTAAACCTTCTCTTTGAGCTCTTATACGCTTACCTATTTCACTCTTTAGGTTGTTTTCAGGTTTATCCGTCATATCACGCAAATTCCTCTGGTTTATTTTCGAGTATTTCATGTTGTTTTCAAGTATCTGTTTTCAATGCAAATAAGCCTTTATCTTGGCTTTTACGGTCACAGGCAAACCTGAAAACAGAAAATTTAGATTGTTTTCGGGTTGATATAACTCGTTTTTGATCATATTGTACTTATGAGTTGAATCACGGAGATTAACCAATGAGTACATTAGAGAGCGCAAAAAAAAGCCAGAAAGAATCTGACTGGCACAGGGCCGATATCGTTGCAGCTCTTCATAAGCAAGGATGGTCGTTGCGTCGTCTGTCCCTGCATCATGGTTACAAAAGCGCCGGGGCTTTGAAGAATGCCCTAGATCGCCCATGGCCAAAAGGCCAAAAAATCATCGCTGATGCTATCGGGATCTCTCCCGATGAGATATGGCCCACTCGTTATCATAAAGCATTTTCAGGTGAATGGAATTAAGCATATGAACCAGATTAACCTGAAAACGCATTATACCGCTCAGGAATTAGCTGATTTGCGGCTTCCTGGATTACCTGAAACCAGGCCTGGAATTGTTGCAAGGGCCAAAAGCCATGGATGGGATTCACGAGCAAGGGCTGGTCGTGGAGGTGGAAACGAATATTCGATTGATAGTTTACCTAACGAGGCCCAGAACGCTCTTAGGGAAAAAATATATCAATCGGTCTTAGCGAATAAGACGACGATGGTGGTCGATCGTTCAAGTGATATTAAGAGCCTAAAGCCACGTAGGGAGCTGACGCTGATTCGTCAATGTCCTGCGCTGCTTGATCGTGAGGTTAATTCATTAACCGAGAAGCAAAAGCAAATCGCCGATGCTCGTGCAGCTTTGGCTCTGGAGGTCGAGAAGCTCCGGGGTGCAGGAATGTCACGCACTGCGGCCGTTAATTTTGTTTCTATGGGGTCGCGTAAAGGGACGTTGCCCGAGCATTTGATGAACTCCGCTGAGCTGGCCAATGCCCGTAAAGGCAGCAGCCGCGCCGGCGTCGGTACCCGCAGCCTGCAGGAATGGGTCAGCGTTTTTGAGTCAACAAAACCAGGTATCGAGCGTATGGCCATGTTGGCTCCCGGTCATCTTAAAGCGAAGAAGCCAGAGCAGATTAAGTGGCTTCCTGACTTCCTGGCTCACTGGCGCAGTCGCAAGGGTCCTTGTCTTACCGAGGCGTACCGAGATTTTAAAGCCGAATGGGCAGCTCTCTATGCTGACCAGCCAGCAATGATTGCGGCGTGCCCCTCCTATGATGCGGTTCGCCGGGCGATGGAGAAGCTGCCGCGCCGAGAGAAAGCGCGTGGCCGTGTCAGTGGTTCTGCTGCGCTGGCTTATGAATGCTTCCAAAAACGTGACTGGTCGCAAATGCCGGTTAATGGTTGCTGGATTGCGGACGGTAAGTCTTTGGAAATGAAGGTCGCCCACCCCGATCATGGCCGTCCGTTCACACCCGAACTGACCCTGATTATTGATGGCCGGACACGCTTTGTCGTTGGCTGGAGCCTGGCATTATCTGAAAGCATTATCGCGGTGGCCGACGCTTACCGTTACGCCATGCGCCACTTTGGTAAGCCACTGTTTGTGTACTCCGATAACGGTGGTGGTGAAACCAACAAAACGCTTGATGCTGACGTGACTGGTATTTTCAGCCGCCTGGGTATTGAGCACCCGACCAGCATACCCGGACGTCCTCAGTCTCGTGGGATCATCGAGCGTCTGAACAAAGGGATACCGCGCCGTGTGGCCATGCAGTTTGACACCTTCAGCGGCGACAGCGCCGACCGTGAGCATGCGCGTATTACCGCTCGTGCTATTCAGTCAGCGGTCAAAGCGCAGGAGAACGGCCGCGAACTAACACCGGTACAGCGTACAGCTTTGGGGAAACTCCCTTCATGGCAGCAGCTGCTTGACGCCATCGCTGAGGAAGTGGACGTCTACAACAATACCCACGAACACAGCGAACTGCCCAGGCGCAACGGTAAGCATCTGACGCCAGCAGCCTACCGCCGGGCCGTTCTTGAGCTCGAAGGTGATGAAACCGAGTATCTGACCGACGTCGAACTTCGGGAAGCGTTCATGCCTGAAATGAGGCGTACCGCGCAGCGTGGCTGGCTTCGTCTGTTCAATAACGATTATTTCTCTGAGGAGTTGATCCAGGTCGACGGCGAAGAAGTGCGCGTGGCCTTCGATATCCACGACCCGGAGTCCGTTATCGTCCGTCGGGTGGATGGTTCTTATGTCTGTACTGCAATCTGGAACGGCAATAAACGCGCAGCGATTCCGGTCAGTGCAATGGATGTAGCTGTTGAAAAACGCCGTCAGCGTCGTATGAAACGCGTTGAAGATAAAGTTCTGGAGATCGAAGCCGAAGGCCGCTCTGTGTTGCCGGGACAACGATTCGATGATTTGAGCAGTTTTATCCCGGCTGAATATACCGTTGAAAAAGAAGAAGAGCCTTATTTCTTCCTTGAGACTGACCGCGACGAATATCTGAAAAAAATCGGTAATACCCGGTAAGAGAGAGAAAATATGAGCATACATGCAGAACTGAATGACCTGATGACCCGCAAAGGCTACAGCCAGACACAGGTAGCCCGTGCTGTTGGCAAAAGTGCCGCCGTTATTAACCAATACCTCCAGGGCAAATATGCCGGTGATGTTCCTTCTATTGATGAACTGGCCCGGAGCTTTATCAACCGTGAAGCGGAAAAAGAAAAATCGCAAAAAATCACGGCTCGCTTTGTTCCGACGGTGACTTCCCGCAAGGGTATGGAAGTTATTCGATATGCACATCTCGATGGCGATCTTAACGTTATCTTCGGCGCAGCTGGCCTTGGCAAAACCATGATTCTGCGCGAGTACGCGGCACAGCATCGTGATGCCTTACTTATTGAAGCCGACCCGGGTTATACCGCTCGTGTGGTTCTGGAGGAGCTCTGTAACCTGCTGGGCCTCAGCAAGCGTGGAAACATGCACGAACTTAGTGAAGCCTGTATCGCGGCTCTGCGTGACTCCGGTCGTCTTCTTATGGTCGATGAAGCGGAAAACCTGCCATACCGCGCACTTGAGACCCTGCGCCGTATCCACGATAAGTCAGGTATTGGCATGGTTTTGGCGGGAATGCCGCGTCTTATTATCAACCTGAAAGGTAAACGCGGTGAGTATCAGCAGTTGTATAGCCGCGTAGGTTTTGCTCTCTGCCTCGGTGATTCCCTGCCGCAGAGCGATATCACTGATATTGCGGTCAGTATGCTACCTAGTGCAGGTAAAGAAGACGTCAGCGAGGCGCTGTTTAAGGCAAGCCATGGCAATGCACGCCGGTTGTTCAAGCTGGTTCGCGGTGTCAGTCGTCACAGTGAGATCAGTGGTAATGCCGTCAGTGCTGGCGCAGTACGTAAGTTTGCCGAAATGCTGATTAATTAGGGGGAGCTATGGCCAAAATTGAAATATCTGTAACCCGAAAAGGAAAAGGCATTGATGTCCAGTGCCGCATGATTAAAGACGATTCTGACTCAGAACAGGTTAAGAAAGCAGCCCGGGTTATTCTGGTTTCACTCGGCGGTTTTATCCATTCAGTTCTGAGGAAAATGTTTGGACCAGTTAAAGATTTATCGACTGCTCCAGTGAAAGGCAATGATTCATTTCATTAAATATAAGGAGTCACTATGTGCCGTTTACCGATTAACGATCCAAAAATGATGGCCCCGATTAATCGTCTTATGCGTGGTGGCCTGCAGGTTCTGGACATTAATACCCGTTTCCGTCGCCCTATCGTGGAGGTTGATCGTCCGTTTGAGGCATGGCGCGGTAAGGAAGTGGAAATTACTGAACGCCGCGATGGTAAACAGACTCTGGTCAAAATGCTTATCTGGCGCGGGATGCATGTTATCTGGAGGTAGTATGGCTGAAATTGTTTTCACGGTTAAGGAAGTCAAAGGGGAAGTTCATTTATCCGCAATTATATCGGCTGAAGAAACGGATTCCCGTTTGGTTAAAGATACGTCCAATATTATTGCACCGTTAATGCTGGCTTGTGCTAGCGCTGAAATCGCTAAGTTTTTTCAACATTTAAATGAGGCCCATCATGGATAAGAAAGAAACACAATTTACTGTAGCGACTGTTCCGGCTGATTACTGGATGGATGCCAAAGGCGCATTAATCCCGGTAAAACTGCTGAAACCTATCGACCTCGCTCGTGATGCCCTGGTCGGCGAGATCGTGACCAAGGCGATTGAGCTCAATAAACTGATGAAGGAATTTAAAGAAAATTCCTTTGCTGATATAGCGGCATTCGTAGACCTCTCGGCGAATGAATATGATGTGAAACTGGGCGGTAAAAAAGGTAATGTCACGCTCTTTACGTTCGACGGTCGCTATAAAATTCAGCGGGCTATGGCTGACCGACTGGCTTTTGATGAGCGCCTGCAGGCGGCTAAAGAGCTTATCGACCAGTGCCTGGCCGACTGGACTGAAGGCGCGCGGCCGGAGCTGCAGATTCTGATTAACCGGGCTTTCTCAACCGATAAATCAGGCGAGGTTTCTACTGGCGCCGTTCTGGCACTACGCCGTTACGAGATTGAGGATCCACGCTGGCATAAGGCAATGACAGCAATCGGAGAATCAGTACAGATTGTAGCAACCAGCGCCTATATCCGTATTTATGAGCGTATTGGTGATACCGACCAATACCGTCCTATTGCTCTGGACATGGCGGCGGTGTGATATGAACGCGAATGAGTTTAATCGGAAATATAAATCAGGTACCGCGTTCTGGCATCAACGCCCAAAAGAATCCGAGCGACGGGCCGTCAGAACTGTTGCGGCGGCTATTGATTTGAAGTCAGCAACAATTGTGGAAATTAACGTAGAGCCCTGGCTTGCAAACGTGAACTCTCTTACGCGTCAGGATTAATTAAACCTTAAATATTTTTTCAAATGGCGTAATGCGTCAGGGGATGCTTACGCCTGAATATGGGGTTTCAACAATGAAAATATCAGCTGAAAGATTTATTGACCGTCTGATGATGGCCACTCATCTACGGGCGGTCGTCTGGTTGTTTTGCGTTTTCTTTTGCATTGCTGTCTGGGGTGTATGTATTCACTACAGCCTGAAAATGATTGAACTGTTATTAACCGTATTTAAGGGGGCTTAAATGGGCTTTTATAAAACATCCACAAAAAAGGCGCTTGGCGCATGGGACAATGAAATTAACCAACGTATTTCTCTGAAAGAAAAAGCGGACGCATTCGCTAAAAAATTTGGCGGTAAGCCTGTCTTTTATTATAGCGCTACAGACTATCACTTTCACGGTCTGTCATTCGATGCCGCGCCAATGATTGGCCATAGCAGTTTATGGACGCTCTCCCGTTCGCAGAATGGTTATACCCGCGAGCCCCGGGGTAAGACCCGTATTCCCCGTGAGCGCCGCGAGGAGCATCAGCAGCTGCTGGACGCATGGGATGACGGTCGTCCCACGGAAAGAATATCAAGGGAGCCTTACTGGAAAGCGCTGGGCCTTGAATGGGGGATGTTGATCCTGTGTGGCATTACCCACTACCGGGTCAGGGATGTGATTTATTTCAAAACCGACGCCAGACCATCCCCGGATTCCGGTGCAATCGAAATTGTTGAATCGGAATTTAAAGCCGCTGAAAAAATATTGGGCTCATAACAGGGGGCGATTATGGCTGGATATCTCTGTGTCTCAGGTTGCGAAGTTCAGGATATGGGTAGCAAGCGTATTTATCACCTTAATGATAACTCCGTTGTAATTGAGCACCCTGATTACCCAGGAAAGACACGATTTCAATTTTATACCCGTAGCGGTCAGTCAATCCGTAAACCGGCTGATAAAACCGCAATGAAACAGGCTGTAGAACGCCATAAAAAACGCTGGAGATTAGCATGAATACCGAAAACCGTTTTATTACCACCTGGACAGGTCAGCACTTCTATTTTTGTAATTCAGGCGCTGACGTTATTTATATTGATGATATCGCCCAGGCGCTTTCTAATCTGTGTCGCTTTACGGGCCATCTGGATGAGTTCTATAGCGTCGCTCAGCATTCTGTACTGGCCAGCTATCTTGTACCGCCTGAGTTTGCACTTGAAGCTCTCCTGCATGATGCCAGTGAGGCTTACTGCAATGATATTGCTGCGCCGCTGAAAGCGTTGCTGCCTGATTATCGCGGTATTGAGAAATGGGTTGAGGGTTTAATCAGCCAGAAGTTTGGCCTTCCCGAAACTATGAGCCCAGAAGTTAAACGTGCTGATCTCATTATGCTGGCCACAGAACGCCGCGACCTGTTTATTGAAGACGATTCTGAATGGGCCATTCTCAGGGGCATTCAGCCTACGGATGAATTTACCATCAGCCCGATGTTACCCCGTCAGGCACGAAAGCTCTTTATCGATCGCTGGCGCGAACTCAAGAAAGGATATTGATAAAAGATTTTGCACAACAGGTCTATTAATCATTCGAAATAATGAGGTGATTATCATGATTAAAAAAGATAAAAGCCATGTAAGCAAATGGCACTCTGGATTAAAAGGAAAACTGTGGAGCAGTAGAGAAATAGCCTATTTAATCGAACATGGTAACAGCAAGCCATTAATGGATTTATCAGCAGAATTAGAGCGCAGCTATCATTCGGTAAAGGGAATGCGCCACAAATTGGGGTTAGGCAAGCGTAAAAGTTATCGTTTCTGGACTAAGCAAGAAATAGATTTCCTCAAATGTAATGCAGGGAAGATGGTATGCAGAGATATCGCGAAAAATTTGGGGCGTAGTCTGCAATCTGTAAAAGGTAAGGCTGAATACATGAGACTCAGCCTTATATGCATCGGAGAAAATCACCCTTGCGCCATTCACAGTGATGAGGATGTATTGCTTTGCCGCGAACTTCATACTGCCGGAATGAGTGTAAAACTTATTGCTGAAAAAATGGAAATATCGCTGGGGGCCGTTCTGGCTATTGTATATGGCCACCGCATGACGCAGCAAGACCGGATCCTGTTCGAGCTGGACAGAATGGACGCCAGAAGATGAACAAAAAGCTTATGAGTGAGGCATCCCGGTTTCAGACATCGTCTGAACGCGCATCGTTCTGGAGATGGATTATCGGCACATTAAGTGCCGCTCTAATTATGTTCGTTATTTTTAATTTATCCTGATGGAGTCAATATGAATATCAACAGAGAGCCTGATTATATCCGCACCGTACAACCAACAACGGAACTAGCCTTCGAGCAAAACTTCCGTGATGCGATTGAAGGTATCGGACATATCCGCCGTGCGCTGGAGGAAACCTTTGGCGGGCTGCACGGAACGCATTGTGAGCCCGATATCCTGATGGACTGCAAGCAGTTAGTTGATGCTATCTATGCTGCTTACAGGTCTGCCGGTAACGCCGATTCTGGTAACCCGACTGACAGGGTCATCAGCATCAGACACAAGGATTATGCTCATCTGGCGGATGATCTAATGCCAGCTCGCTTATGGCTTGAGGCATCGCCGCAGCCTTCTGACCTCCAGACAAGCTCGCTGGTAATGTGGGTCAAGCGCCTTTCCCTGTCACTTCGTTCGGCATGCCCTGATAACAAATTACCCAAAGCTGCGATGGGTTATCTGCAAAACAACGGTCTGATCAGCATTGCTGATTGCCTTCGGGGGAACAATGAAGAACCTCCTGCGTAATATGACCGCGGGTAACTTTAACCGGCGTTATCCGGTGGGCTCCCGGTTCCGGTATTACATCGTTCCCGGGATGCCTGAAGTAGAAGAAGTTGTCACCACCTCAGAAGCCTGGCATGTACGTAACGGCCGACTGGTCGTCCGGGTTGCCGGGAAAATCGGGGGCGTATCGGTCAACAAACTCGAACCCATTCAGTGAGTCATTCTTGCAGGCACTTCGCGGAGTGCCTGCCGTAATGGCAACCAACAGGAGGTAATATGTCCACTCCAGCAAAACGCGGCCTTATCGGGGCCATCAAAGCCGGTCAGGCTCATCTGGGCTGGGATGACGCGACATATCGCGCTGTTCTGGCCCGTATGTGTAACGGCAAAACCTCATCAACCAAATGCTCCCTCGACGAGCTGCAGGCCGTGCGTGAATACATGCATGAGCAGGGCTTCCCCCGCCAGTCAGCCCGTCACGGCAAGCGGCCAAATGTGGCCCGTTCACGCAAAACGATGCTCAGCAAAATTGAAGCTTTGCTTGCAGATGCAAAACGCCCGTGGAATTATGCCGAGAAAATGTGCGATCATATGTTTCAGGTACAGCGCGTGGAATGGTTAACGGATGAACAACTAACCAAACTGATGCAGGCGCTGGCCATAGATGCAAAACGGCGTAAAAAGCGGGAGACAACCGATGAATCTGCAACAGGTAACAGAGCTACTGCCCCCGGTAGTCATTCAGATAGCTGACCTCATCGGCTTCCCGGCCACTGAGCGGCTGCTGTCTGCGTTCGGTGGCACTACCTTCCCGATCGGAAAAGGTCTCCGTGCTTTCGGCGGCCAACGTGCCGCTCTCCTCCGCGATACCATTGGCGACCACAATACAAAATTGTTATTCCAGAAGTTTACTGGTGAACCTCTGTATCTCCCTCGCTGTGAGCGAGCCTTACGCGAGTTGCGGAATGTTCGTTTCCTTGCTGAATTTGATGAAGTTAACCGGACCGGGACTTCTTCGCTGATGGCTATGACGTTACTTTGTCCGAAATACGGGTTCAGCGATCGTACCGGCTGGCATCTTCTGGCGCAGCGCAAAAGTGCAACTGAGAATGATCAAGGGGCATTATTTTAATGGCCAATAAAAACAAGCTTATTTTTGCTGCGTTTGCTGTTATTAGCTTTTCAGTTTCAGCTGGTTTTAAACCGGAGGGGAACGAAAAAGAGGCCCTTGTTGAAGCCGTAAAGGATGGCTATCAGGTACAAAGAAACCTTGCTTACAATTACCAAATAGGCCGAGGAAATCCTGGTGATAAAGATTTTATTCCAAAGGACGAAACGAAATCTTGTGCCTGGAGAAAAATATTACTCATAGTTAACCCTAGTAAAACTGACGCATCCGATACAGAAAACGAGCGGTTTTCGTGCCGCAATCTGGATTTTGAACAGGATGAATTGGTCTGGAAAATCGTTTATAAGTACTTGCCCCTGATTGATGAAGCAAAGGCCAAAGGGGAGTATATGGTAGTCAAAGATGAACCTCCTGTTTCGAAAGACGACCTACAAATCATTGACGTTGCGCCATAAACCACTGAAGCCCGTCACCTTATCCCCTAGCTTCCTCACTGTAATACTGACATCACCTTTTCTCCCTGTGGTGTCAGTTCATGAATCTCAACGACTTCCAGCGTGCCGCCGGCATTACGCAACAGCGGGCGCAGCAATGGCTTGATCCGCTGAATGCGGCCATGGCCGAATTCTTTATCAATACCCCATTGCGTCAGGCTGGCTTTATCGCGCAGCTCGGCCATGAAAGCACCCGCTTTGCCGTCATCAGCGAGAAACTGAACTACCGTGATGCTGCGCGTCTGGCGATGATTTTCCGCTCGGACTTCGACCGCAACAAAAACCGCAAGATTGATCCTGCTGAGCTGGAGTTTGCCCGGGGGTTTGTCGGTAAACCGCAGGCCACAGCTAACATTGTCTATGCCAACCAGGGCGGAAACGGTCCGGAATCCTCCGGCGACGGCTGGCGCTATCGCGGCCGTGGCTTAATTCAGGTCACCCTCAAAAACAACTATAGGGCCTGCGGGCAGGCGCTGGGGCTGGACCTGCTGAACAATCCCGACCTGTTGCTGGACCCGGTTAATGCAGCCCGTTCTGCCGCCTGGTACTGGTATCAGCACGGCTGTAATGCGCCGGCGGATGCGGCCAATGTGGTCGAAGTTACCCGCAAAATTAACCCCGCGCTGGTTGGCCTTAACGACCGCGCCATGCTCTTCGAGAAAGCCCGGAGGGCGTTATGTCCCTCAAAGAACTGATATCTAACCCGTCGGGCCGGCTCAGCACCTCCGACACCATTACGTTTTTTACCTTTCTGGTCACGTCCGCGATCGTCATCTGGTACGGCTACAGCCTGCAGCTGCAGGAGTGGATGTTTACCGCCTACATCGTCGCGTGGGCGGGTCATAACATCGGGTCCAAACTGGTGGCCATGAAGCGCGATCAGCCCGCCGCCCCGACGAACGGAGGTACCCCCGATGGTCAGTAAACTCTGGACGCTGGTTAAACCGCTGCTCCCCTGGCTGGTTGCTATTGCGCTGATTCTGTTTGCGGGGATCTGGATTGGTATTCAGGTATGCGCCAGCCAGATGCGTGGAGATGTACAGACGGCGAACAACGCGACGGCTACCGTCCAGAAGGCGTTCGACGATTACAAGATTGAGCGCGAAAAAACGGATGCCGACAAGGCCAGACAGAACCAGTCACAGCTGCAGGCACAGGTAAATCTTGCTGAACACTACCGCCAGCAGGCGGACAAATTGTCCGGGGAGCTGCTGGCCAAAGGCAAAGCTCTGACGATCGCACAGCAAAAACTGAAGGAAAAAATTGATGAACTCGCACGCAAAGATGGTGCTGGCTGGACTGGTATCGGTCCTGGCGCTTTGTGCCTGTACCAGCAGAACCTCGGCTATCCAGCCGGACCCGGTTGTAGTCAATACCTGTCAGCAGCCAACAGCGGAAATGCTGGATATTCCGGCGATGCCGGCAGCGCCGGCGGCGGACTCTCTCCCCGGGGAATCCTCGGCCACAGCAACGACTACGGCGAATGGTGCCAGCTCATCCGCAACAAACTGAACACCATCCGCCAGCTCTACGGTAAGGAGCCACAATGAACCCAGACCAGCTTTACCAGTTACTTCTCGGTCTTGTCACGTTGTTCGGCGGTATCTGGATCCGCCGCCTGCAGCTCGATATCCGCGATCTGGAAGAATCGGTTGACCGTATCAGAACCGAATACCAGCGCCGGGACGATGCCTCGCGTGATTACAGCCTGGTATCGGACAACATCCGGGACATCAAGAACTCACTTAACCGCATCCTCGACAAACTGGACAAGAAGGCAGACAGGACATGAAGGCCAGACAAAAGCGGCGGCAGCGTCGTATCACTACAGCAAACGTGACGCCGTCGGTCAGGCTGGCCAGCGATGACCCGTTATTGCTCCTGCAGAAGTTGCTGACGGAACAGCGCCGGCCGTTCTCCCCTGACATCATGCCGGAGCTGGAGAAAATCTCCGGGGCGGTGATGCGGATCGACAGGCGTATTGATGCGATGGAAAGCCGGGTTATCCGTCAGGGTGCTATCTCCGGCGGGCTGACCGGGGCGCTGTCGGGCGGGCTGGTCGTGACGACCATTTCCTTAATCAAGGCCAAGATGGGGTTCTGATATGGCGCATCCGCCCGAGACAAGGGAAAAAGTACGGCGGCTTTATATTCAGAGCCAGCTGTCACTGCAGATCGTTTCTTCGCAATGCGGCGTCAGTTTTGCGACGGCCGCCCGCTGGAAGAAAGACGCGCAGGACAGCGGCGACGACTGGGACAAGCTCCGTGCCGCGAACGTGCTGGCGGGTAATGGCATGGAGGACGTCGGCCGGGCCATTCTGATGGGGTTACTGGTCCAGTATCAGACCACCATTGAACAGCTCAACGTTGACTCACAATTGCCGCCACAGGCCCGCGTTGAGCTGCTGGCCAGTCTCAGTGATGCCTTCAATAAAGCGACGGTTGCGAGCAAGCGCGTTCTGCCGGAAACGTCGCAACTGGCCACCGCGATGGAGGTTATCACCATGCTATCCACCTTCATCAGTGAACACTATCCGAAGCACATGGAAGCGTTCGTCCAGGTGCTGGAACCCTTTGGTAATGAGGTGCAAAAACACTATGGCTAATCAGGATTTCAGAGCGCTGCTGAGCAGCGCTCATCAGCGGGGTTTCAGTGCAACCGGTCAGATAGACCAGCAAATGCTGAATCAATGTCGAGAGCTGATTCGTCAGTCACTTCATACGGGAGCTTCATTAAGTACAACCAAAAAGCAACTGCAAATTTTGTTTTCGCATGGGGGGAAAGGTTAGCCGGGATATGCATGAGGGGTCGGCTTTTATCAAGCGTATTTGCGACACAAAGAATGATGGACTGTTGATAACGCTCAAGCAGAACGCGCAGAACCACCAGTGGTATGTCGTCCCAGCTTGCGTCGTTCAGCACGTAATCGCGAATGGCTTTATCAGCCTCGCGCTCGTATTGACGACGATAGCGGACAGTTTTGAGTTGATGGAGTCGTTTTCTGAAGCGGTCTTGTAAGGGCCAGATGTATTCAAGGGCGGTATCAGCATCAATGCTTTCGGGCTGACAACTTTGAAGCGGGTTTTGAAGTTCGTGGCGGCATAAAGCGTCCAGAAGTGCGAAATGCTTTTCCTGCATAGCGATCTCTCCTGCGGAGAAATTAAAGAGGATTTTTATTATGGCTGACAAATTAATCCAAGTTAATAGCCGTATCAGCGTGATGGCCAGTCAAGTGGCTTATATCATCGCGCCGGAATTTAAAGATTACATCGAAGTTCATTTGCTCGATGGCCGCGTTGAAGTTATGGAGTGTTCCCGCAACCGCTGGAACGATAAAGACCGCTTTGAAACGGCTGTTAACGATGCGTTAAAGGGGGAATAAATCATGTTTATTTCCGCCGTTGTGAAAAATGTGTCTCACGATCGCCTGTCTTTCATCTGCCCGGGCTGCGGTTTTCCCCATCAGGTGACCATTGGCCAGGGCGACGGCCCGCGCTGGGACTGGAACCATGATTATGTTCGCCCGACTTTTAACCCCAGTATCCTGGTGACCTGGGAAGAGCCGAGCGATAACCCGGCATTTTTTGATGACCGGGCTAAGGACCAGCACCGTGTCTGTCACAGTTTTGTGCGCGATGGCCTTATCCAGTATCTGGCTGACTGCACGCACGAACTGGCCGGGCAGACCCTACCTTTACCCCGCATTGAGGACTGACGGATGAAATTTTTACTGAGCCTGCTTATCGATGCGATCGTCGCGGTGTCGCTGGCGCTGGGCATTCTGTGGGCCGATGAACGTCTGCTGAATATTGGCTATTTTGCCGGGTGGTTCGTCGGGGTTGTTAACCTTCTGGGGCTGATGAGCCCGAACGGCCAGGCAGTTTTTGCGCGCGAATACGAACATCGTTCATTGCCCCGGCGTTGTTATGACGTCCTGACGGATGTGGCGTTCATCGTGTTTGCCATCTGGTCTGGTTGGTTCGTGATGTGTGCCGTCTATGCCCTGCAGGCAGCGGGTAAAGCGGAGCTGATCGCTAAGCTGGAGCGCAAGTTAGCGGCACCGGCGGTATCGGAGTAAACCTGTGACGCGCAAAAAGAATGTCAGCCTGAACAAAAAGGAGTTTGAGGCCCAGCTCAACGAGCTGGCCGCATCTCTGCGCCGGTCCATCGAGGCGGAACAGGTCGGCTTTGACCCGTCTCAGGATGCGGTAAACCAGCGGCGTGATGCCGTGCGGGATCCGGTTAGCGGCTTCCGTTATTTCGTGCAGAACTACTTCCCGCACTATATCCGCCACAAGGACGAATCGGAGCTACATAAGTTCCTGTTTCAGCGTTTGCCTGAAATCGTTGCCGCGACCGTCAGTCAGCAGGACGCCATCGCGGCCCCGCGTGGTGAGGCCAAATCGACCATCGTCAGCCAGCTCTTTGTGCTGTGGTGCATCATCCTGGAGCTGAAAAAATACCCGGTCATCATCATGGACAGTATCGACCAGGCGTATCCTATGCTGGAAGCCATTAAGGCTGAGCTCTGCTGGAACCCGCGTCTGAAGATGGATTTTCCCGAAGCGTGTGGGGCTGGCCGTGTCTGGCAGATGGGTACCATCCTGACCGCGACCGATATCAAGGTGCAGGTTGCCGGCAGCGGTAAAAAGCTGCGCGGCCTGCGTCATGGTCCGTATCGCCCCGATCTGGCTGTACTGGATGATATCGAGAACGATGAGCTGGTCCGCAACCCGGACCAGCGCGACAAGCTGGATAACTGGCTGAAAAAGACCGTCCTGCCGCTGGGTGGCGCAGGAGCCAAGTTTGATGTGATCTACATCGGGACCATTCTTCACTACGACTCGGTGCTGTCACGCACCCTGAAAAATCCCCTGTGGCGCAAGAAGCGATTTAAAGCCCTTATCACCTGGCCGTCAGATATGACCCTGTGGGATAAGTGGGAAGAAGTCCTGCGTAACAATGACGACGATGGCGAGCTGCTGGCCCGGGCGTTCTACGATGAGCGCAGGGAAGCGATGGAAGCCGGCGCAGTGGTCTCCTGGTCAGCGCGTCCACTCTATGCCCTGATGTTGATCCGCGCTCGTGATGGCCACAGCACCTTTGACAGCGAATACCAGAATGACCCGGTCAGCGGCGATGATGCGCCGTTCGCTACCTGCATCAACTTCTGGGTTAACAGGCTTAACGAGTGGTCGTTCTTTGGCAGCATCGACCCTAGTCTGGGTAAGAACGGTAAATCCCGCGATCCGTCGGCGATTATGGTCGGCGGGTTTAACCGGATAACCGGCATTCTCGACGTCGTCGAGGCCCGCATTAAAAAGCGTCTGCCGAGCGTCATTATCAGTGACACCATCGAGCTGCAGCGCCAGTACGGTTGCCTGTGCTGGTCTGTGGAGGCCGTCCAGTTCCAGGAGTTCCTGCGTACTGAGCTGGTCCGTCAGTCCGCCGAGCTGGGCATTCCGGTTCCGGCGATGCCGGTGATACCGCATGCCGACAAAATCCTGCGTATCGAGTCCCTGCAGCCGTGGATGTTTAACGGGTTGATTCGCTTACACCCGAGCCAGGTCACCCTGATTGAGCAGCTCCGACATTTTCCCAAAGCCGACCACGATGATGGCCCGGATGCGCTGCATATGCTCTGGGCGCTGTGTAATTCCTTCGGTACCCGGGACGGCTTCCGCCAGGTGCCGCGCCGGCAGGACGATGACCGCGATGACGACAACAGACAGACAGACCCGAAGCGCCCGCGTAGCCGATCGCGTTTCGGTAACGGAGGATGGTAATGAGCAAAATCGTTGACCAGTGGGGTCGCCCGTTTGACAAAGCGGTGACAAAAGCGCCGCAGACTGCACGGATGATACAGTTGAACAGCACGTATCCGGCGCATCCTTCCCGGGGGCTGACCATTCGACGCCTGCCCCGGATACTACAGGAAGCCGAGCAGGGTTACCTTTCCGCACAGGCTGACCTTTTCGACGACATGGTGGAAAAAGACGGCCATATCTTTTCGGAGATGGCCAAACGCAAGAACGCGCTGCTGGGGCTGGACTGGAGCATAGAGCCTCGCCGCAATGCGACAGCGGAAGAAAAGAACCTCGCGGCGATGGTTCAGGAGTGGTTCGATACGCTGGATAACCTGGAGGATATCATCCTGCAGGCGGCCGATGCGATCGGGCATGGCTTCAGCTGTCAGGAGCTGGAATGGGATCTGGAAGAGAATGTCTGGTTGCCATCTGAGGCGCATCTGCGCCCGCATCGCTGGTTCCAGGCGCGTCCCGACAGGGGCGACGAAATCCGTCTGAACGATGGCAGCATTGATGGTGCAGAGCTGGCTCCGTTCGGCTGGATGGTGCATCAGCATAATGCCAAAACCGGCTTTACCGGCCAGTCCGGGTTGTACCGTGTGCTGGTCTGGCCTTACCTCTTCAAGAACTTCTCCCTGCGCGATATGGCTGAGTTTCTGGAGATTTACGGTTTGCCGGCGCGGGTCGGGACGTATATGGCGGGGGCCACCGATGCAGACAAAGACGCGCTCTTTGACTGTCTGGTGCAGCTTGGCCATAACGCCGCCGGTATTATTCCGATGGGCACCACGATTGATTTCAAGGCTGCCGCATCCGGTCAGCCGGATCCGTTCGTCGCGATGATTGACTGGTGCGAGCGAACGGAATCTAAAGTCATCCTCGGGGCCACGCTCACCAGCCAGGCCGACGGCAAGACCTCCACCTATGCGCTGGGTAACGTCCATAACGACGTCCGTCACGATATTCTGGTGGCCGATGCCCGCCAGCTGGAGGGCTTCTTTCGCAACATGATTGATATGCTCCTGCGTATCAACGGGTATGAGGTTCCCCGCCGTCGTCTGCCTAAATTCGTGTTTGATACCCGGGATATCGAAGAGATCGAAACCTTCTCTGCCGGGGTGAAAAACCTGGTGGAATCCGGTGTGAAAACTATTCCGGCATCCTGGGTGCATAAGAAGTTGGGTATTCCTGTTCCCCAGCAAGATGAGGCGGTGCTGGAGGCACCGGCACAGACCGGTTCCCCGTCCCCCGTCGCGCTGAGTCAGCGGTTTCGGCGCATCGCCGCCCTGACCACCGCCGCAGAGCTGTCAGACCCGGCTCAGGATGCGCTGGATAATGGCCGTCCTGTGCCGGAGAAGATCGCCGCCGCCATGCAAAACCTGATTGCGCCGCTGGTTGCGGCCCTGCAGGACGGCAAACTGCCGGATGAGGCAATGGATATCATCGCCGGCAGTTACCCTGACCTGGACGACAGCGAGCTGGTAACCCTGCTGGAGCAGGCGCTGTTTGTCTCGGACGTATGGGGGCGGCTGAATTCCGATGCCTGACAGCGTTGACCTTAGCTATGCGATCGGCCTGAAACCCGCTCAGGCCATCGAGTATTTCCAGTCCAAGGGCTACACCATAGGCTTTAACTGGCATGAGGTGGAGGCGCGGGCGCACGCGACGGCGTTCACCGTCGCCGGCATCCTTCGCCAGGATATTTTGCAGGACGTGCGTGCCGGCCTGCAGGATTCACTGGATAACGGGCTGACGCTGGAACAGTTCCGCCGGCAGATGACGCAGAAACTCACGCAGAAAGGCTGGCTGGCCGATAAGGCGAAGCTGGTCGCCGATGAGGATGGCGTACTGGAGGGCAAGCAGTTAACCCCGCGCCGGCTACGCACCATCTTTGAAACCAATATGCAGTCGTCTTACGGTGCCGGCCGCTACGCCCAGCAGATGGAGAATGCCGCCGACCGCCCATACTGGACGCGCGTGGCGGTCATGGACCTGCGCACACGGCCCGCACACGCGGCGCTGAACGGACTGACGGCCCGCTATGACGATCCCATCTGGCAGTTTGCCTATCCGCCCGACGGCTGGGGATGCCGCTGCCGCGTCCGGGCACGTTCGCAAAGCGATATCGACAACAAGAGTATCACCGTCTGGTCGAGCGAGGGGCATCTGGAAACCGTGCAGCAGGCATGGGGGCCGCAGGATACCCGCGAGGTGCAGGCATTCCGCTACAACGGCCAGCTCTATACCCCGGATGCCGGGTTTGGCCACAATCCGGGTCAGGGCTGGCTGGCGGGTCTCGGTCAGCGCCTGATGGACCGTTCCGCCACCGCGCCGCCGAAAATGGCCGCGCTGGCCGTGGAGCACACCCTTGCGGAGCCGCAGCTGCGTGACGCGATCACCTCTGATATGCGCCGCTTCGTGAACCAGTCGCTGCTGCGCGAGCCGGCCGGAACCTTCCGTCATGCCGGCGCACTCAGTACCCGCACGCTCGATGCGCTGGGTCGTAGCGGGACGCTGCCTGACTCAGCAGTACTGACTGTCACTGATAGCGCGGTGGTACAGTCTCCCGGGCCGCTCTGGGAGCTGCTGCCGGAACAGCTGCGCCAGCCTGCAGCGGTTCTGGCTGATGGTGACGATCTGCTTTATGTCATCCGCAATGGCGAGTCACTCCACCAGGTGCGGGCCGTTCCCGGGCAGAACGCTGCCGGTTACGAGCTGCAGTTACCGGGCGGCGGCGAGGCCCTGACGCCGGCCTCCCTGCAGTCGCTGGCGGAGTTACCGTTACTGGAGGGCGCGTTAAATGGCTTATAACATCGTTTTTGACGTCACCGACTTTGAGCGCTCGCTGGGCGAGCTGATCAACAAATTCGAGAAACGTGCGCCGCTGATGAAAATGCTGGCCGGTCTGATGGAAGACTCGGTCCAGGAGAACTTCGAAGTGGAGGGCCGTCCCAAATGGCAGCACTGGAAAAGTAATGCCTATTGGGCCCAGCGTCGGGGCGGTAAAATACTCCAGCGCTCCGGGCGACTGGCGGCGAGCATCACGGCTTACAGCGATAATGATATGGCGACGGTCGGGACCAATGTCGTCTACGCCGGCATTCACCAGTCCGGGGGGAAGATTAACATCCCCGCCCGCAGCCAGCAGGCATACTATCGCCAGAATAAGGATGGCACTCTGAATAACAAGTTCGCCCGCAAGAGCAAAGCCAACTACAGCGAGTGGCATACCATCCCCGCGTATGAGATCAACATGCCCGCACGTCCGTTCCTGCGCCTGACCGAATCCGACATCAGCGATATGGAAGAAAAAGCGACGGATTATTTCAGCCAGATCTACCGATAATCCGCTAAACCCGAAAACGCGCTGTAACGCATCACAGGGCGTTCTCTCGCATCCATGGCGACGGAACTACCTTGACGGGGTGTTCAGGCGTTTTTAAAAGCGGTTTAAAAACGTTTAGCGCTATTGCCCTGTACCGGGACAGAGTGACATGATGTTCCCGTATTCTCTTCCTTTATATACCCACTGAAGCCCGTCAACTTATTACGCCGAAATATTCCCTGTACTGTCGGCATCATGAAAACTCGTATCGCGTCACTCTCACAGGTTATCAACGCCGCCACTCGCGGCGTGATCCAGCTGTTACCGGCCGGCACCTTCCGTGCCGGCGACGGTCGTCCGGCCGAATGCCCTGACGGCTGGTTTATTGACGGCACTATCGCGGCCGCTCTCATCGCAGCGGCTGACACCCGCCAGACCCCTTATGTCATCGACTACGAACATCAGACCCTGCGTTCGGCAAAGAACGGCCTGCCAGCTCCGGCTTCCGGCTGGTTCAAAAAGCTGGAATGGCGCGAAGGGGTTGGCCTGTTTGCGGTGGATGTTGAATGGACTGACGCCGCCGCTGCCGCTATCGATGCCGGCGAATACCGGTTTATCTCCCCCGTATTTTTGTACGACACCAGTGGTCTGGTCACCACGTTAATCAACGCGGCCCTGACCAATACGCCCGCCCTGGACGGTATGGATGAGGCAATGCTTGCTGCTGCCTCACTCCTGGCCGCCGCTTCTACTGAGGACACAACGATGGATGAATTACTGGAACAGCTCCGCTGGTTCCTGGGTCTGCCCCTTTCGGCCACGAAAGAGGATGTGCTCGCCGAGCTGCAGAAACTCATCAACAAAATCAAGGCAGCTGACAGCGAAGCCGCTGCGGGTCTTGCCTGGATTAACGGGCTGGAAGCCAGCGTCGCCGCGCTGACGTCTCAGGTTGAAACCCCGGACCCGGCTCTTTGGGTCTCCGTTGACATCATGAATCAGGCGATCGAGCAGGCCCGCGCCTCCGGTGATGAGCAGATTGCTCAGCTGACACTGCAGCAGTCCACCGAGCTGATTCAGGTGGCCTTGTCTGATGGTCGCCTGCTGCCGGCGCAGAAAGGCTGGGCGGAGGCGCTGGCCAAATCCAGCCCCGACAAACTCCGCGAGCACCTGGCGAAACAGACCCGCATCGCGGCGCTCACTACCACCCAGACCGGTGGCCGTCCGCCGGCTGGCCTGCCGTCCAGAACCGTCGATACCCCGGAAGATGAGCTGAATCCGGCGGTGCTCAGCATGATGGGTCTTGATCCGAACGATTTTAAAGAGGGAAACAGCAATGTCTGATCGTAACACTCCCTGGCGCAATGGCGAACTGGTCGCCGCGTCGGTGGCTGCGGCCACGATGATTTATGGCGGTCATATGGTCGGGCTTAACGCCAGTGGTCTGGCCGTTCCCGCCTCGGCCAGCACGACCCTGACCATCTTCGGCGTCTCCGATGAGTACGCCGATAACACCGCCGGTGCGGCCGGAGCGACGTCGGTGATGGTCCGTCGCGGTAAAGCCTGGAAGCTGGCCAACCTGTCCGGGGATGCCGTGACCCAGGCGGATGTCGGTAAATCCTGCTATGTCGCCGACAGCATTACCGTGGCAAAAACCAGCAATACCGATGCACGACCGGTGGCCGGTACCGTTATTGCCGTCGAATCTGACGGCGTCTGGGTTGAAATTTAAGGAGATCAGCCGTGATTGTTAACAAGCAGAACCTGAAAACCATTTTTACCGGTCTCAAGAAGACCTTCCAGAATGCGTTTGATCAGACCCCCAACGACTGGCAGCAGATTGCGATGGTCGTGCCGTCTGGCACCAAAGAAGAGAACTACGCCTGGCTGTCGCGTTTCCCGAAAATGCGTGAATGGTTGGGTGAAAAAGTAGTGAAAGCCCTTGAGGCATTTAACTACACCATCCGTAACAAGGACTGGGAAGCGACTATCGAGGTCGATCGCAACGATGTCGAAGATGACACCATGCTGGGCTATGCGCAGCAGGCTCAGGGCGCGGGCCAGTCTGCCGCAGAGCTGCCGGCCGATATCATCGGGCGACTGCTGAGCGGCGGGTTCACCAACCTCTGTTATGACGGTCAGTACTTCTTCGATACGGATCACCCGGTCGGTAAAGGGTCAGCCTCCAATAAAGGGACCAAATCGCTGTCGGCCGCGACGTTCGCCGCCGCTCAGGCCTCCTTCGGTGCCGCCCGTGCGGCGATGCGTAACTTCAAGGACGACGAAGGTGAAAGCCTGCGTATCCAGCCAGGGCTGCTGGTTGTCCCGCCGGCACTGGAGGATATCGCCAATTATCTGATGACGGCCGATCGCTTCCCGGACAACACGCCGAACATCTACAAGGGGACAGCGAAAGTGCTGGTGTGGCCGGGGCTGGCAACCGACACCGAGTGGTACCTGTTTGACGTGACCAAGCCGGTCAAGCCGCTGGTCTATCAGGAGCGTAAGAAGCCTGTGTTTGTCGAGCAGACCAACCTGGACAGCGACGACGTCTTCCTGATGAAGAAGTACAAATTTGGTGCCGAGGCCCGCTCAAACGGCGGCTATGGCTTCTGGCAGATGGGTTTTGGTTCAACCGGGGTGGATGCATAAATGCCTGAAATTACGATTACTGCAAAGCGCGACGGGTTCCGTCGCTGTGGGGTGGCACACCGTGACGTGCCGGTGACCTGGCCGGATGGCAGTTTTACGGACGAGCAGATCGCCATCCTGCGTGCCGAGCCGTCGCTGGTTGTCCACCTTGGACCGGTCAGCGGCGATGACGACAAGCTGAAGGCCGCACTGGGTCGTGTTCAGGAGCTGGAAACGGTCGTTTTGCAGCTCAAAGAGGACTCAGTTGGTCTGATGGATCAGTTGGTTGAGATGACCGCTGACCGCGATCGTCTGCAGGAAGCGCTGACGGCCGCAGGCAGTCCGTCAGACACAGAGGCGAAGGAGATCGCCGCTGACGATACTGCAGCAGCTGACTCATCAGCCAAAGCGAAAAAGTAAGGAGCTGCTATGTACGCCACCCGGGCCGATATGGTCCTGCAGTTCGGCGAGGGGGAGTGCATCTCCCTCTCCGACAGGGATTTCACCGGTCAGATTGATGATGAAGTGCTGAACGGTGGCCTTCAGCGGGCCTCCGCCACCATCGACAGCTACCTGTCCGGCCGTTATCCGGTGCCGTGGCCAGATACGCCCGGGATCCTCGTGGATAAATGCTGTGACATCGCCAGGTACAAACTGACCGGGGCGGAGACGCAGAACACCGAAGAGATCAGGGAGCGTTATGAAGATGCGATTCGTTATCTGGAGCAGGTTGCTAAGGGGAATATCACACTTGGCCGTCTGCCAGACGGCTCAGTGGCTCAGGGCGGGAGTCTGTCCCGCTTTTCCTCTAATGGCCGGGTTTTCGGGCGCGATGAGACGGACGGAGGTGCATTTTGATTATCACGCAAATCGAATCCGCCATTATCGACAGGCTCACCCGGGGGCTCGGCAAACTGGTCCGCGAGGTGCATTCCTACAGTGGCGAACTCGATGGCGAACCTGCTGAGGTCATTCGCCAGTTGCCGGGCGTCTGGGTCACCTTTGGCGGTATTCAGGGCACCGAACTGCTGAGCACCACCCGTAATAAGTGGCGTGATACGGGACGATTTGTGGTCATTGCCGGGGCGCGTAACGTGCGTAGCGACGAGTCAACCCGCCACGGTGGGCCGGCATTCGGCGAGGTCGGCACTTATCAACTGGTTTATGCCATCCGCCGGCTACTGGCCCGCCAGGACTTAGGGTTACCGATTGACCACCTGATGCCTGGTAAAGTGCGCACCCTGTTTAACACGCAGGTGCAGAAAGCGGCCATGTCTGTGTTTGCCTGTGAGTTCGATACCCGGTTTGATTCGGAATCACTGGAGAACGGGCGGTTTCCTCTGGTGCCGGCCGACCTGCCGCCCGGTCATCCTGACCAGATTTTTGGCGAGTATGGTGGTGCCAGCAGTGAAGATGATCCGGCCTGGCTGACAACCGATTTGCAGTATTTCCTGAACGGCCAGGAGCCGTTCGTTGCTGAGGACATTATTCATCATGAAAGTTAAAGCCCGTGAAGGGATCCGGGTACCGCGCGAGGATAACGCCCGCCGGTACATCGAGCAGGAGCCCGTCGAGGTTCCTGAAAGCACCTACTATCAGCGCCGCCTGAATGATGGCGACCTGGTGAAAGTGACGGATGCGACCGTTGATGTGACGGCCGCTGCAGCAACGACCGGCAAAGGAACTAAATAATGTCCAGCCCGAATATCTCTTTCGACAACATCCCGTCGAGCATTCGCAAGCCGGGGCAGTACTTCGAGTTCAACACGAAACTTGCAGTGCGCACGTTGCCGGCGAATGCGCAGAAGGTGCTGATTGTCGCCCCTATGCTCGCCAGCGGTAGCATTGATCCGCTTGTGGCCACCAGTGTATTCAGCGGCGATGAGGCGGCGGTTTACTTTGGTTACGGCTCCGTTGCACACCTGATGGTGGTGGCGGCCATCAACACCTATGCCTACCTCGATCTGACCGTAATCGGCGTCAGCGATGCGGTGGCAGGTATTGCTGCTGCCGGTACATTAACCATTACCGGGCCGGCCAGCTCGCAGGGCGTGGTCAGCCTGTGGGTCGGGAACACTCGCGTGGATGTGGCCGTCAGCGCGGCCGATACGGCAACGCTCATCGCCGCCGCCATGAAAACGGCCATCGACAATCAGCCTGAACTGCCCGTCACTGCGACTGTCGCTGCCGGTGTTCTCACGCTGACCGCGAAGAACAACGGCGCGGCCGGCAATGGTATTCGTTTGCGTGCGCAGACCACCGCCAGCGGGACCACCACGGCGGTGGCAGCAATGGCCGGCGGTGATATTGACCCGGATATTGCACCGGCGCTGGCGAACGTCGTGGCTGCTGGTCACAACATCATCATCAGCCCGTTCTCCACCCAGACCACGCTGACGGCGCTGCGTACCCATCTGGATTTTGTTTCCGGTCCAATGGAGCAGCGCGGCGCGATCGGCGTTGCTGGCTGGCCGGGAACGCTTGCCGCCGGGACCACGCTGGCGTCACAGCTCAACGGCGGTCGCATCACGCTGGGCTGGCATAACGGTTCCGTTATGCTGCCGGCAGAGATTGCGGCGGCTTATGGCGCACGTATTGCCAGCGAAGAAGACCCGGCCCGGCCGTTAAATACCCTGACGCTGGCGCTGGATGTGACGGACCTCGCCAGTCGTCCGGGACGAACCGAGCAGGAAAGCGCCCTGCATAACGGCCTGGTGCCGTTTGAGGTGGGGGCCGGTGAGACCGTGCAGATCGTCCGGGCCATCACGACCTACACCCGTAACGCCAGCGGCGTCGATGATGTGTCCCTGCTGGACCTGACCACCATCCGAACCCTGGATTACGTGCGTAAGGCATGCCGCGAGCGTATTGCGCTGCGTTTCCCGCGCAGCAAGCTCTCCACCCGCACACCTCCGCTGGTGAAAAGCGAGCTCTATGACGTGCTGCTGAAGCTGGAAGAACTGGAGATTATTGAAAACGTTGAGGCGAACAAGGACAAACTGATTGTTGAGCGCGACAGTCAGGACGGCAACCGCCTTAACGCCCGTATCCCGGCGGACGTGGTAAACGGCCTGCATGTGTTTGCCGGTGTCATCGACCTGTATTTATAAGGAGTTTTTAAATGGCACTTGAAGAATATGTGGGCGCGATCGTCCTGTACGTGGATGGTCTGGAAATTGAGGTAACCGATATTCGTCCTCAGACGAACACCGGCCGCAAGCTGGTCAAGACCATGAACCGTACCGGCCGCGCCAAAGGGTATGCAAAAGGCATCGCCGAGCATTCATTGCAGATCACCGTCGTGATGCCGAAAAACGTCGCGCAGCCGGACTGGGATGAAATGGTCGGGTCCAAACTGACCACCATGGATATGGACGGCAACCCGCTTTACTCCTACCTGGATTGCTTCACCACCCAGACCGGTGAACAGTACAGCGTGGACAACGAAGCACGTCGCGATCTCACCATTCAGTCACTGCGTAAGGTACAAGGCTAATGAAAGCATCAGGACAACTGCTCTACGGCGTACCCCATGGTGACGTCATTCATTACGACTACACCGTGACCCTGCCGGTCATGAGGCATACCGTCAAGGCACTGGCTTCAACTATGGAGGCTCTGGGGGAAACCGATACGCCAGCGGCGTATGTTCACTACCGAGTAGCATTGCTGGCAGAAGTTATTGAATCTCTTGGAACCTTAAGCAAGGACGACATTACTGTGGATTTCCTTCTGGATAATCTCACAGAAGAGGATCTGGATATCCTTGATGCAGAGCTGGCCGGGCTTAAAAAAAAGCGGATGCTTGCTCAGAAAAGCTCACCGGCCTCCGGCGAGCAACCCTCATCCTCGGACGATTCGGCATCAGCGCCGACCGCATCGAAGGTATGACCGTCAGCGAGCTGACGCGCTGGCTGGATGACCTCGACGGGCTGCATGGCAGGAAGCCAACAGCCCGTGCACCTCATGTACGTTCCCGCAGGAAAAAGAAGGGGAAAAGGTAAATGCGCTCACTACAGCTTGCCATGACCCTGCTTGCCAGAGATCAGGGTTCTAAGGTACTGCGCCAGGCGTTATCTGATATTTTCAAACAGATTAACACCAACAAAAAGGCCGATGAAGATGCCGCCCGTACCCGTGAGCAGTCAACGCAGAGCGGTATCCGGGCCTCCCGCACACTGCAGCAGGAATATCAGCGGGCAGCAAGCGCCCGTTCGACATTAGGTATCCGCTCGGAGCGTGACATACAGCGTGAGATAGCTCAAACCCAGGGGGCCTACAATCGCCTGTTACGGACCGGCACACTCACCGCGAATGAACAAACTCGTGCATTCCGGGCGATGACGAATCAGGTATCTCAGTTGCGTACCGAGCTCAACGGTGCTGGTCAGTCGATGTCCCGTATGGAACGCGCCAGAATGTGGGGTGGAAACGTTACGGCGATCGCCGGGGGCGTTACCGCTGCGGCCATGATTATTAAAGACCCGGTTCAGCGGCAAATGGCTTATGAGGCCCGCAATGCTGAGATTGCTAACACCGGCTATAACGAGATCCCTCCAGAAGAACGCTTAAAAAAAATACCAGTGCTAAATGGAGCTATAAGAAATGCTGTTCGTTATGGCGGTGGAACACCAGAACTTACTCAGGAGGCACTGAATACGTTGCTTTCTAAGGGGTCGGTAGATAAAGAAACTGCAATGAAAATTTTGCCGGATGTTATGCGCTATTCGACAGCATCAGGCGCTAATCCCGAAGATCTGGCTAAGATTGCCTCCGCCGCTATCGCTAACTTTGGCATTAAGCTTGAGGAACTTCCTGCTCTTTTCGATAAACTCATTCGTTCAGGAGAAAATGGAGGGTATGAACTGGCGGATATGGCCAAATCAATGCCAACCACGATGACCAAAGCTAACGCTATCGGTATGTCTGGCCTTGCAGACGTCGATAAACTCGCGGCCTGGTATCAGGCGAACTCTCTTTCTGCGGGTGATAACAGCCAGGCCGCAACAAACGTCAATAACTTCCTCGATAAAATTACCAGTGCTGACACTCAGAACGCATTAAAAACCTATAAATTCCGGGTGAACGGCAAAGTGATGAACTACACCGATTATCTGGCACAGCAGCGTATGAACGGGGTCAGTGTCCCCGATGCTTTTATGGGTGCTATTTCAGGCATTGTGTCGCAAGATAAGCGGGTACAATCTCTTAGAGCGGATGCGAAGAAATATAAGGGCACAGACCGGGAAAAGGAGATTAATGCAGCGCTGGATGTAGTGGTCGCCTCAATCATTTCGAAAATAGTTGCGGACCAACAAGCGGGTATGGCTCTAAAAACTAACATTTTGATGAGGGATTATATTAAGGAGCAGCAGTCGGGCACTCGCAATGCCGCAGGTGCTGGTGCGGCATCATTCAGTGTTATTTCGTCTACCAATGCTTTCAAATCACAGCAGCTTGAATCCGAAAAAGTCTTTGCCGAACAGGATGCCATGAAGCCCCTGGCAGATCTGTATGGGGATTTGTCAACCAAGCTTGTCGATTATGCCAAGGAATACCCGCAATTAACCACGGCCTTGTCAGGTGCTACGACTGGCATTAAAGCGATGACTGCAGCCGCGGTTGCCTTTGCGACTCTTAATTTTCTTACTGGCGGTAAAATAACCCCCTCGACTTCTCCGGTACCACCAGGAAAACTACCAACAGGAGGTTCCGGCTCATGGGGATGGGGGGCGAAATTGCTCGGTGCAGGTATGTCAGCAACAGCAATTGCAACATTCACCACCCGCGACGAAGATGAAGAGATTACCAACGGTCCGGCTAAGTGGTCTGCCTTACGGTCTCGTTACAGTCAGGAGCGTATTGATAAAGCGAGAAAGCTTTATCAGCCCTGGTACCAGATTGGTAAAGGCTATGCCAGTGAAAACGAAGAGTGGCTATCCCGACTGGATAAAGATGAAGCGAACGGAACTGTGCCCTCATGGTGGACTCCACCTACAAATATCCGCGTTCCTGAGTCCGCCAACGGCTACCCGGTGCCACCATTTGCCCGGCCGCCGGCACAGCAGCCGCCCATCAATATCACCACCAAACTTGAACTGGATGGCCGGGTTATTGCTGAGGCTGTGAATGAGGTTAACAACCAGTCCGCCGCTCGTGGCCCGCAGGGAGGACCGCACTGATGGCATGGGAAACGGATCTGCAGGATGCCTCCTTCCGGGGTGTCGCGTTCGATATCATCAACACCCGCGACAGCATGCAGCGCGATATCGCCCAGCACGAATACCCGTACCGGGACGGAGCCAATATTGACGATCTCGGTGGTAAACCTCGAAGCCTGCAGTGTCAGGCGGTTTTCTTTGGTGACGACTACGAGAGCCGACTGCAGGCGTTTATGGCGGCCCTCTATACACGTGGTCCGGGCGAGCTGATACACCCGGTGTTCGGGGTCATGCCGGACATGCTGTGCTACGTTTACCAGGTGAATCACGAGGCCGAGAACCCCGACTACTGCACCGTTGATCTGCAGTTCCTGCAGGATGGTCTGGATGTCGAATTCTTTGTACGCGAGTGGCCACTCAGCCAGTCTGACGCCATATTCAATCAGGCTCAGGGGATCCTCGATAACGCTGCGACGCTGCTGGATAACGCCATGAAGCCGCTACGAACGGCGCGGCAGTATCTGGCCCGGGCCAAAGCGCTGGGCGTGACTGCGCTGAATATGGTTGCGGTTCTGCGCGGCGACATCACCGGTTTTATCAGCAGCACCACCGATTTTGTGAATTTTCCGTCCGCTTTCATGAACGATATTCAGTCGGCCCTCAGCCTGCAGAGCTCGGCGGCCATGAGCTCCATCAGCAGCGACTCTGCCGTCTATGCGTCAGCGCCGGCCGTGGTCATCGCGGACTGGGCGGCGGTAAAAACACAGGCCGATGAAGTGGCCGCGCTGCCGGCAGGTCTGGTCACTGGCGATGTAACCGCATCAGTCGAGATGCCGGCGAACGTGACCACCAGTGATATCCGCGAGCTCATCGCGATGACCATGATCAGCGTGGCCATCGAGCTGGCGCAGCAGGCGTCAGACCTTCTTAGTGATGAGACCATCACGGCTTCACTCAGTCCCGCTGATATCAGTCTGATCGCCGGTGATGCCCGTCAGGCGGTACAGAACGCCATCGACAGCGTGCGCAGTACCTGGGCGGCAGAGATGGAGAACATCAGCAGTTCAGCGACGTCGATCGCCCTGCAGTATCAGCCGGTGATTGATGGCCTGCGCGATACTGCTCTGTCCCTGCAGTCGATGGCTGTGGCCCTGATTAATGCCCGGCCGCCGATGATTCAGCGCACCGTGGCCAGCGCCACGAACCTGCACCTGCTGGCGCATCTCTGGTACGGCGACTACACCCGTGCCGGCGAGCTAAAACTCCTTAATCCGTCCCTCCGGGACCCTAATCACATCATCCCGGGAGACGTGCTGAATGGCTACGCAGAATAAACAGGCCGCGCAGGATATCGACCTCGACAAAGTCTCTGTGATCGTCGGTGGTAAGGTGCATTCCGACTGGTCCGGTTACGGTATTGACAGCGACTTTCTTATCCCCGCCGATGCCTGGTCGATGCGTCTCGGTTTGCCTGCCGGCATCTTCCCTGAAGGCGTGGCCCGGGGCGTTCCCGTTCAGGTTCGCGTCGGGCCGGATGTTGTGATGTCCGGGCGCATAGACCGGGTTTCCCGTACCGTCAGCCGGGATCAGGTATCGCTGTCCGTCACCGGCCGTGACGGTGCGGCCATCCTGGTGGACTGCGCATCACCTTTGCTGACCAGCCGTCAGGCCAGCCTGGAAGAAGTCATCGCCCAGGTCGTGCGGCCGCTGGGTATCAAAAACATCGAGCTGCACGCCGAGAGCTCGATCCGCAATGACAAAATCACCACCGAACCGGGCGAGCGTGCCTGGGATATCCTGCTGCGGGCCTGTGCCGGTCGCGGGCTCTGGCCGTGGTTCCGGCCTGATGGCACGCTGGTCATCGGTGGCCCGGATTATACGGCTGCGCCGGTGGCCACACTTGTAATGCGTCGTTCGGGCAAGGGCAATAACCTGCTCAGTCTCACCGATGAAAGCAGCATGGAGCGCAGTTTCTCCCGTCTGACGGTGCTGGCGCAGGGGCATGCACACTCGACTAACAATAAGAAAGAGCTGGGGATCATCGACGTCAGCAGCACCACTCCGCTGACGGTAACGGAAGATGCCGACACTACCGACACCGAACTGGACACGGGCCTTCCTGAGACCGGCCAGCATGGGCTGCAGTTTATCGTTGAAGATCCGACGGTCACGTATTACCGGCCGCAGGTGGTGGTCATGCATGACGCCGATGACCTGGACCAGGTCCGCTACCGCGCCCGCAAGATGATGGCCGATGCTCGCCTGGAGGGTTACAGCCTGATTGCCCGGGTTCAGGGCCACCGTACCAGCGACGGCGTCCTGTGGGAGCCCGGTCAGCGCATCCACGTTATCAGCGAGCCGCACGGCATCGATGCCGTCTATTTTCTGATGGGGCGGGAGTTCACCGGCGGTCGCCCGGGCGGCGCGGTGACCACGCTCAGATTGAAAGAAGACGGCGTCTGGATACCCGACGCGTGGCCGAAGAAGAAAAAGGCCCGCAAGGGACGGAAAAAGAAAAAGCAGGAGACAGCGATAATCGATGTGGAACCAGGTTGATTTACGTATCCGCTCCGCACTGCGCGGTATCAGGCTCGCTTTCAGGGGGCGTTTAACCCGTGTTAAAAGCGATTTAACTATCCAGCAGGTGCAGGTTAAAGGACTTGCCGGCGAGCAGCTGCAGGACGCCGAACTGTTCCAGCACTTCGGGTTTACCAGTTGCCCGCCTGCCGGCACTCAGTGTATCGTGCTCCCCATCGGTGGCCAGACGTCGCACGCCATCATCATTGCCACCGAGAACGGCGCGTACCGCCTGCAGGTGGCCAGCGGCGAGATGGCCATCTACTCCGAGGAAGGCGCTTTTGTGCATATCAAAAAGGGCCGTATCGTCGAGGTGGAGTGCGATGAGTACCTTGTGAAAACCAAAAAATACACCGTCGAAACTGAAGATTACGGCGTCACAGCGTCAGCCGGCGCGACCTTTGAAACGCCATTACTGAAAGCCAGCGACCAACTGGCCGACGGTAAATCGACGCTCGATGAGATGCGCGAGACCTATGACGACCATGACCACAATCATGGCGGCGACGCCGGCACGACGAACAAACCGAACCAGCAGATGTAACCCCGCCATACCCACTGAAGCCTTTCTACTGAAGCCCCTCAACTTATACCTGCCTGTCCACTCTGTCATCATGGCAGCGTGGACAGACTATTAGACCCGACAACCGGCGACTACGCCGGCACGAGCACCAGCACCCTGGCTAACGCAGTGTATCTGCGTCTGACCATCCCGCTCGGCTCGTGGTGGGCGCAGCCGGATGTCGGTTCAAAGCTTTACCTGCTGAGGAGAGAGAAAGATGTAACCCGTGTACATAAGCTCGCTCGCCAGTATGCCGAAGAGGCGCTGGCACCGCTGACGGCCGATACGGATGGCCGGGCAAAAAGTATCACAGTAGAAACCTTTCAGGGGGAGCCGGGCTGGCTCCTTTTGTTGATCACCGTTATTCAGGCCGATGGTATTACCGTCACCTTTAAGCATTTTGTGAGGGTTATTTAATGCCGTTTATCACGCCGACGTTTGACAATATCCGCAGTGATATTCTGCGCGATATTAAAAATCTGAATACAGACGCGGATATCGGCGTTGACAGCGACTTATATATCCGGGCCAGCGCAGTAGCCAGCGTGGCCACCGGTATTTATCAGTATCAGGGCTGGATAGTTCGCCAGATATTTCCTGACACCGCCGACACCGAGTTTCTCGAATGGCACGCCCGCACGCGGGGCCTGTATCGCAAGTCGGCCACCACGGCCAGCGGTACCCTGACGGTCACCGGCGAACCCGGCGCGACGGCAGCGGCCGGCTACAGTGTGACGCGCGGTAGCCTGACGTATACCACCACGGCTGCCGTGACGCTTGATAGTGACGGTAACGGCACGGTAGCGGCGAGCTATTCCACTGCCGGCGCTGCCGGTAATACCACGGCTATCACGACAGGCACGTTTACCAGCACGCCGACAGGATTCGACAGTACCGTTATTATCGGGATTATGTCCGGGGGGACTGACCAGGAATCGGATACCGAGCTGCTGGACCGTCTGCTGGACATTATTCGTCGCGCTCCAGCCGGCGGGAATAAGTACGACTACCGCCGCTGGGCGATGTCCGTGGATGGCGTCACGGCCGCTTATGTTTATCCTCTGCGGCGCGGGCTGGGTACCGTTGACGTGGTTATTACCTCAGCCGACGGTTTACCCTCCGCTGAAATTATTGCCGCCACGCAGGCATATATCGACGATGTACGGCCGGTAACGGCAAAGAACTGTCTGGTACTGGGGCCAACGATTAAAGCGGTAGACCTGGATATTCAGGTTTCGCTTGATGGTGTGACAATTGATGTGGCGCGTGAAGATATTATTTCCACGCTGACCGACTATATCAATAAATTACCGCCGGGTGAGCCCTTTATCCGTTCACAGGCCGAGATGCTGATTTCTATCGTGACCGGCGTTGTGGACCGTGTCATCGTTTCGCCGACGTCGAACGTATTTCCTGATGTCAGTGAAACCGTCGTGGAATGGATCCGTGTCGGCAGCATCGAGGTATCGCAGCTATGAGCAATGCGAAGAACCTCTTATCCCTGTTACTGCCGCCGGTTGCCTACGATACGCAGCAACCAGCCTTATCTGCTGAGTTATCGGCAGAAGGTAACGCATTCGATGCAACGGATGAATCAGCAAATAATGCACTGAACGCTGTTGCACCCTTTTTTGCTGATAACCTGCTGACAGACTGGGAGCGTGTTTTAGACGTCACGCCTAATGAGGATGACGGGTATCAGCAGCGTCTCGATCGCGTCCTGATTAAGCTGTCAGAAATTGGTGGTTTAAGTATTCCGTATTTCATCACCATGGCCAGCAGGATTGGTTACACCATCACCATTGATGAATTACAGCCCTTCAGGGGCGGTTCCAGTCGCTGCGGTGACACGCTCTATATCGACGATATTATTTTTACGTGGCGGGTAAACGTCTATGGGTTAGAGGTTCCGCTTTATTATTTCCGCGCGGGGACTTCCCGTGTTGGCGAACGGCTCATGACGCTGGGCGATAAAGTTCTTGAAACGACATTCAATGAATTAAAACCCGCACATACCCTTTGTTATTTCCTCTACGAATCCGAAATGACCTGGCCGCTTTATCTGGATGGTTCATTTGCGCTGGATGGCGAACAGCCAATGACCGGCTACGTAGAAAAAACCACAGATTAACGGAGTATTATATGCAAAGCCTGATGCCTCCGGTTGATGCACCAAATAATGAATTCAGCGACGGTAACCCCTCGCTAGGGACGTTAGGAACCATTGTCAGAGCGCTTTTCCTGAATAATGTGCAGGATGCCATTCGTTCTGTACAGCGTGAATTATTGTCAATTCTGGCTGCTGCAAATATCAACCCTGATGGCGACAGTAATAATCAGGTTTTGCAGGCTATTAATAAAATCATGGTGGATTCAAATATGTCGGTACCTTACGGCATACCGCTACCATGGCCAACCAGTACGCCACCTACGGGATATTTAATCTGCAACGGTGCGTCATTCAGCGCAGCGACCTATCCGAATCTGGCTGCGGTTTATACTGGCGGCTCGTTACCTGATTTACGGGGCCAGACAATCAAAGGATTACCGGCCTCTGGTCGTGCGCTGCTAAGTCTTGAAGCTGATGGTAACAAAACCCATACCCATGGCGCATCGGCGTCCCAGACTGACTTAGGCACAAAAACAACCAGCAGTGACAACGAACACGATCACGGCTGGGGAGCCGGGATGCAGAAACAAGGTGGCAGCGACCAGGAGGTCGGTGGCAATGGCGGTACGAGATTCGGGCGGACCTCTGTGCAACCGCCGCATTCACACACACTTTATATCGGCCCGCATGGTCATACGATAACCATCGATGCTTCCGGTAATGCAGAAACCACCGTTAAAAACATGGCATTTCATTATATTGTGAGGGCAGCGTGATGAGCGGCGATATTAAAGCAGTATTTGATAGCAATTTGCTTGCAACTCAGGCGGGTACCGTTCAGGTATTTCATTTTGATATGACAACCCGGGAGTTTATCGGTACCGAGAGAGTTTATATTCATGTCGGTGTTGGTCTTCCGGCGTTTTCCTGTCTTGAAGAACCGCCAGTACAAACTGAATGTCAGGTTGCTGTTCGTTCTAACGATAATTTATTCTGGTCCGTTACTGAGGATTATCGCGGTATCACTGTTTATGACATTCAGACGCTGGCCAGCCACATTATTACCGAGCCTGGACCTATTCCCGACGCTGTAACGACCTCTGTGCCATCTACTCCATACGATAAATGGGACGGTTCTGCATGGGTAACGGATGCTGATGCACAGCATGTGGCTGATGTTGCCATTGCTGATGTGCAGAAAAAAGAGCTGATCACTCAGGCATCGGCGGCTATTTACATTCTTCAGGATGCTGTGGCTCTTAATATGGCCACCGATGAAGAAAAAGCCCAACTTACTTCTATGCAAGCATATCGTGTGCTACTTAACCGGATAGATACGTCGCTTGCACCTGATATTAGCTGGCCGGTTCTTACAAACCTGGAGGCTGAGCATGTCTAATTTACCTGAAATACTCGCTTGGGAGTCTGGTATCCATCAGTTGGAGGAATCCGATCGGGCTAAAGCTGGTCCTGGTGGAGTTTTAAATATCCCGCCGACCCAACTAGCGAACAGAACTGCTTGGTTGAGAGCTCAAATCGAATCAATAAGGGATTATCGAGAATATACATTTTATATAACGGAGGGTGACCCCGATGGAACAATTGCAGGTCTCTCTGAGACAGCCGTCGGTGAGATCTTTCGTGTTTCTCAAGGACCTGATGCCGAATTCTCATTTATTTACTACTTAAATAAAAATGGTATGGCGATCGCAGTCGCAAGATTACCTGGTAGCGCATCCATTGAAGATCTTAAAACTCAAATTAACTACGACACAGTTCAGATCCTCAAAAGCGCCTATGACGAAGATGGCAATGTTTATCTTCTTCTCGATGAGTTTGGTGAGCTTTTTATTGCGAACCTCGGTCCGGTTTCAGTTCAGGAAAAGTTCAGAAAGCTGGATGCGCTAATTCATAAAGACCGCGCTGCTAACCTGCATGAGTTCACGGACAAAAATGCAAACGTACCCGCTTTTATTGATGAACTGGGTGATTTGTATATCGCTGGCCTGGGCCCCTTTTCTGTTGCACAAAAAATCAGAGCCATCGAATCTTCAATTGTTAATAACGATGAACATGACATAACGCACCAGTACGATTTCAACGGGCGTCTGATTTCCTTTCAGGATGCTTTTGGGGAGGTGTTTATCCCCGGTCTTGATAAATCAGTTCAGGAGTCGATAAAGGGGATCAGGGAGAACTACCAGCGCGACCGTGCGCCGCATATTCGCCGCCTGACGGATGCGCAGAACCGGGTGTTGGGATTTACTGACGAAGAGGGGAAATATTATCTGAAAGGATTCGGGGCCAAATCGCTGGAGGAGCACTTCGATTCACTTAAAAAGCGCGTTAACACGCTATATAGGGCAAAAGCGATTTTTGATGCCTGGCTGGATTTTGGCATTGACTGGAACGGGAACGAATCCATCTCCCTGCAGCTGCAGACTGCAGTCAACTATGTGAGCAAGCTGCCATATGGTGGAGAAATCGTTTTGCGCCCTGGTGTGTATCGCCTGCATACCTACATCACTGCAAAACCTAACGTGACGATCCGCTGCGTTCCAGGCGCGGTATTCATGCCGATGCTGGCGAATGCCGCGTTTTATTACCGTTCGCCGCAGGAAATCTACCTCGAAAACTTTAACCTGATTGATGTCGAGATCGACGGTTCTGAACAACACTCGCCATCCTATGACGTGGGGGCAAAAGGCACATACCTGCAGTATTTCCGTCAGTGTATGTTCCTGCGCTGTAACGTTCACGACACCGGGGCCACCGGTATCGGTAATGATTATCCTGACAGGTCTTTTGTTCTCGACTGCCAGACGGATAACTGCGGACGCCTGGCACCTGACGGCAGCGGCGGTGCTTCCGGAATCGGGATCGGCCTGGGTGCCATGCAGGACGAAGCCCTGATAGTGGCGCGTACCATTAACCGCAACAGCAAAAACTTCGGCATTTTCTTTGAGCAGCAGCGCCTGTCAGGGCCCGGTCAGCCTTACGTCTCCCGGCAGATTATCGTATCCGATGCCGTGTGTACCGGAAACGGGCATGGGTTTGGCGACTGTGGCGCATCCGGACTGGTGGTGGTCAACGGCCAGTTCAATGACAATCTCAAAACAGGTATCAGCATTGATGCGGGAACGCTGGCCAACAATGGTATTGCCCCGCGCCCGGGTAAGAATGGCTCAATGGTGAACTGTCATGCAGAGCGTAATGGCATCACTGGCCTTCATTACGACTCAACTAAAATCCAGGCAGATGGTGGGTACTCGTTCTCTGATATGCATATTCACGAGAACGGGCAGGACGCAATTTTGATTGAAGCTGGTAGCAATACTCTTGCAGACATAAGTTTTGAAGATCTTAAGATTAATGATAACGGGCGTTATCCGGTGAATGTGGCCAGCGGTACCTTTACCGACCTCGACTTCACGAACCTGCGCATGCTCCGAAATGGCGGCGATACCGCGTTTAAACTCGACGGCAATATCACGCGGGGCACGATTCATGATTGTAAGATGCGCTCGCAGAATGGCGCAGCAGCAATTACCGGCGGAGGTAATATCAACATTTTCGACATTGCCGAAAACCAGTACACCGACACTAACAGCAACCCCATCAATCTTACCGGCACACTGACTAACGTCACCTACGGCCGCAACCCAGGACTGGAGTAATTATGTCTTTAAAAACTGTATCCAATATGATTTATCAGGGTGATATCGCTGACCTGCCGCCGCTGACGGCTCCGATGCCGCGAGGGGGCGTTTACTATGCCGACCTGGTGAACAGCCTCTTTGTCAGCAAGCCGGATTCGAAT